GTGGGTGGTGCGGACTCGCTGTATGAAGCAAATTTGGCAGCAGATATTCCTTATAGTTTTGTTGAGAAGCTCGGGTTTGATCCTAATGCATTTTTGCCCATGCAGTTTGAGAAAGAGTTTTACACTAAGGACGCTTTGAAATATCAGCGTCCTGATACTCCGTACCCTTTTGATGACTTTGAAGAGTTACAAGAGGATGTGTTTGACTATTTCTCAGAGGTTGTTGGAACATGTTCACCCATAAGTCAGTGGGTGGATGTAGTCGGGGATTTTTCGCCCGACTCTGCAACGGGTAGGAAGTATCAGACTCATGGCGTGAATAAGGGAATCATCATTGATGAGTTCCTCTCAGGCTATGGGGTGTCGGACATTGAGCATACTGCATTGTATGAGTGTTTTCAATGGTACGACAGTGGTTGTTCCTCTTTCACGTATGCCACCATTTCTCCGAAAATGGAGCTGTTGCCTGCGATGAAGGTTGAGCGTGGCAAGGTCCGTTCTTTTCAGTGTATGGCCTTAGATCATTATGTTGGTTGTCTAATTCTTTTTAAGAATGTTCATGATATGCTAGCACGATGGTTTGTGGAAAATCTGAAGTTTATGCGCCTGCTGCCTTTTCCGATCTACCCAGTGATGGGAGCATCTGCTCAGCACAGGACCTATGACGGTATTCTCCATTCTGAGTTCTCCGAGTCTTTGGACGTAGGAGGTTGGGATGGGTCTCTTCCGGCTTGGGTCATGTGGATGGCCGGTTTGGTTCTATGGAGGTGTTTGCACCCCAAGTTTCAGACTGCAGAAAATTACGTGAGGTGGTTCAACTTGTTCAATCACCTAATCTATACCTATTATGTTTTTGATGGTCACTTGTATAGGAAAAAGTGTGGTATGCCCTCAGGGGCTTATTTCACGCTCCTTATCAATACTATCTGTCATCTTATCATTCGAATTGTCTGCCTTCGCAGGGGAATTCACTTTAGTGTGTGTCTCTTGTTGGGGGATGATGTTTCGAGTGACAGCAAACAGCTTGATGAGCTGGTTGCTGTGTATTCTGCCTTAGGCTTTGCGCCTGAGATCCAGGAAGGTTTTTCGTTTTTGCAATGCACGAAAGCGTTGAAACAATCCATGTATGGCCCTTGTTGGGTGTTGGTCCCTTCTGTAGAGAAGGCTCTTTCATCCGCTTGTTGGAAGCAGAATCGTAAGCGACATAGTGGGCGTAGTGATGTGGGCTCATGTTATGAACGCGTGTGCGGTTTGCGTACACAGTTCTATCCCAATGACGCAGCTGTTGAAATTCTTGACAAGATCTTGGATTATTTAGCAGACTATGTTGTTGATGGGGTTCCTTTCCGCTCAACACGGGAATACCCGCATGTGGCCCCATGCAGGCTTGATTTGGACCAGTTGAATAGACTATGGTATGCTCCTGCTTTGTTGTGTTGAGAATTTTTAGTGTTGTTTTTCTTTTCTTTCATTGTTATGAAAACAAAGGGTTTAAAGTTCTGGGTTTAAAGCCAGGCGACATTTTTGTGTCACCCACAAAAACACTTTTCGTAGTAGCTGCTGCGATAGACGAGTTAATTTTAGTAGTTCTTGGCGGCTTAGCAAGCTGCATGGTTGCATGCGTGATTAATTTTTCCTTTTTAAAACAAGAACGAATTGTTTTA